CTCAATAGTGTATTCTTGGTTTTCATAAGCTTTAAAAATCTTACTCATGCCACCTTCTAACGCTTCAACACCTACTTGTACCTTATCTTGCTTATACTTGACAAAGTTTATATCGCTTAGATACCAACTTTGATAATTGTACGGTAAAACTATCCTATCAAGCTTTACAACCCCTAAATAAGCTGTTCCTTCATAACCTTCTGTGTTATAGACGTGTTTCAGTATCTTAGCACCGTCTAAACCAAAAACCATTGGTACAGTAAGGTCTCTCACTAAACCCCAGTAGGTTGTATTACGGCCATATTTAACCAATGTTTCCCGCCAACCTTGCGGACTAAATACAAGGTGGGCCGGTTGACCGTTTGGCTTAAGCCAATCCAAGTCACCCTCTAGAACAACTCCAGCATCACTTAAGTAATATGGACGTTTGTTCTTGGAAAACAAATACCATAAAAACGTTTTCCTTGCCATCAGTTTTTCAAATGTTGCTGGTAATATACGGTTGTTTCAATGTTCCTATCGTTGAAAATGTTGATATTAGCTTGTTTCTTCCTTATCTGTTTCAATTCCCATAACATTTCTTCTTGTGTCCGGTCTACCTGTTGTGTACGGTCTACTGTACGGCTTTCTCTAATCACAACTTTAGAACTGCTTACTAAATCCCTAGTTACATCAGCTGGAAAAATCTTTGTACCTTCTTTAAGGTCTGCAATTGTAGGTTTATTCCAGTAATGTAACTTACCGCTTCTATCAACTCCCAATTCTGCACCCTCTTCTCCAACTAAAGCTTTACCAGCTGGTGAACTTTCTGTACCAGAAGCGAATTTAGGTAACGGTTGTGCAAGTACAGAAGTAACAGCAGCAATTCCTCCAGCAATGGTTAACGCTAATTGTGAACTTAATAACGGTACAGAAGCAGCTGCTAAAGGATTAGTTAAAGACGTACCAATTGCTATAGATAACGCTGCCTTAATTTTAGCAACAGCCTGTATTGTGTCTGTAGTTATTTGCAAAACCTTAAACGCTTTATCAGCTATTGCCGTTTGACGGTCAATTTGTCTTTGTCTTCTTGCTAAAGCTTCTTTAGCTATTTGCGCCCTTGCTTCAATAATGGTTATACGTGCAGCCTTCTTTTCTTCTGAATCAGTACTTGCGTTAGCTGCTTCAATTTCCCTAGCTTTCTTTTTATCGATCAATTCTATTTGATCATTTATCCGTTGTTTTTCCTTTTCAGCTAACCCTCCAATAACGTTTGAAAAGATTTCTGCTATTTGCTTATAGGTATCAATGTAATTTTGTTTGGTTTGTTCCAATATAGATTTTAACTGATCTGCTGAAGCTGTAGCAACTTCAACTTCACCGGTTGCTATTGCTGCTCTTGCTTCTTCTAAAGCTGCTTGCATAGCGGTTGTATCTTTACCTGCTGCCTTTAACAAGGCAATTTGTGTTTCATAAAACCGTATTTGGCTTTCTAATACCAATCGTTGATATTCCTTCTCATTCTTAAGTTTTGCTTCATCATACCCTTCTTTAGTTGTTAGCCCGTCTTTAAAATTCTTAGCTGCCAACTGTTCACTTTGTGAATACTGTATCTTCAACAAATCCTGTTCCTTCTCAAATGCCGTCTGTAATGCATCTTGTTCACGTTGTGCCCTATCTGCCATGTCAGTTTCAAAGTCTGTAACACCTTGTTCAGCGTAAGCCTTGCGTTTGTTATTCTCATCAACTTGTATCTGTATAAGACGGATTGAAAGATCATTCCTGGCCTTAGCTATTTCGTCATTAGCTTTTAAGTCAATGAGTACCCTTTGGCTTGCTGCAAGGTCTTGTTGAGAAAGGTCATAAGTACGTTGTTTATTTATAGATTTAATTTCTGCATCAGCTATCTTCTTAGCCGCTTCTAATTTTGTTTTCACGCTATAAGGTGAATCAGTAGAAGAATCTAATTCGGCTTGTTGCTTTATTAAATCTTGCTTATACAAGAACAAATCTAAAGAAGCTTTCTTTTCTGCATCTGCAATACGTTTAGCTTCTGCAAGCCTTAAATTGTCTTGAGCCGTTACAGCATCAAGTTGTTTTTGGCTTATATTAGCATAGTCATCAACTTTACTTTTGTAAAATTGCAACTTAGTATTTTCAGCTTCTATTTCTTTTTCAATATCTTCTGTGTCACTTGCTGCACCGCCAAGATTTAAGATATTCACTCTTTTCTTCTGCAATACCTCTAATTGCTTTAAGGTTTCAGCGTATTTTTCATTGAAATGTATATAAGCATTTACTAAAGCATCTTCACCTTTTATACCTTCCTGACCGGCAGTATAGTTAAATTCTTCTGCTTCTGCTCTTCTAATAACGTCATCTATTTGCTTATCAATTATATCAGCTTCTTCATCTGCAATTTTCTTTTTCAAATTGAACAATTCTATAGCACTTGCACCCCTTGCTTCTGCTGAACTTAATTCCGCTCTTAGCAACCGTAAATTGTCATTAGCAGCTTGGCCTATTATTTCCGTTTGTTTAGAATAAACGTCATTAAGATCGGTCATTGCTTCGTTCAACCTTTTTGTTCTATCTATTGCTTCCTCTTGTGCATCTGCAAACAAATTCATACTCTCTACAATCTTTATAAGGAAAGTAATTACAGCAACGACGGCAATTGCTTTTAAAGCTACACCAAATCTTTGCGCTGCTGTACTTCCTTTACCAAATAAAATTTCCCCTTGCTTAATGACAAAATTGTAAGCTTTATTTGCTGCTGTACCACGTCTGGTTATTTCGTTTCCTATACTCCGTATACTATTAGCTACACCTTGTACGGCAACTAATTTAGTCAATATCTTCTGTTGCTCTTCATTTTCACCACCAAATAAAGCACTAGCACTATAGGCAGCCTGGAAACCGTCAGCTAATGTTGTTACTGCACCTGCTGCTAAATCTAGCTTTCTAGTATCGCTACTTAAAGCTTCAATTTCTTCTCTTATATCCCTTGCTGCATCTTTAGCTTTTGCTGCTTCTACCTTAAATGTGTTTAAGAACTCTTCTGTCTGGTTACCGGCAGAAGCTAAATTACCAACTGCAAATCCTATCTGCCTTACCGTCTTCTGTAAACTCTGTCCGGGTTTTTCTGCTGAAGCCATTACAGTACCTAATTCACTTATAGCATTAGTAGCTTTATCTAATGCTGCTTGATCTTCTGCTGTAACAAAACCCTGCACAATTGTTCTTTGTGTTATTTTGTCCTGTTCAGCTTTTAGCCTTTTAATTTCATCAGCTACCTTACTAAATAAGCTACTAAGACTATTAGCATAATTACCTACATTACCTTTGAAATTACCAACTTTCTGCTGAATAGAATCTAATTCCTTTTTAAGACTGGCAGCGAATTGCGATAACGCTTTTCCCCTATCACTTTCTCTTTGTGCCTTAGAAAGTTTACCTAAAATTAGAGTGGCTTTCTGGTATTGTAAAGTAAGTTTTTGTTCACTACCTTCTGCAGCTTGCGAAATTGCTAACCGTAATTTTAAACTTTTAGCTAACTCTGCATTAGCCGTCTTCATTTTTATAAGACTTTCAGAAGCACCTTGCCTTAATAAAGTCTGTTTTGCTTCTTCTGCTGTAAGACCTTTTTGTAATTTTGTTACTTGCCTTATTTCTTCTGCCTGTTTTGAACCTTCAGCAGTATATTTAGAAAGCTTGGCGGCTAAATCATTTAATTCCTTTTGTTGCTGCTTTATTGTCTCATTCTGTTCTTTAAATGCAACCGTCAATTCGTTTACTCCCTTTACACTTTTAGAAGCATTTATGTCTATACCTAAATTTTTAAGTCTCACTACACCAGCTTCAACACGGTCAAACATTTTGAGTATCCGTTTTGTCTGGTCTTGCAATGCCTGTTCATTGGCATAACTGTCATAGAATTGTTCTGGCATTTAATTCTTTTTATGCTCTTCTAAAAAGCTGTTAATAATCGCTGCCATCTCAAACACGGTTGTCTTCTTATTAATCTTGTAACCGTCTTTCCTCAATATAGCCATCTCTTTTTGATAATCCATTCTGTCTCTCTTCTCTAAACTTGCACCTTTAGTTAGTGCAGAATACTCTTGATAATATTGGTTCAAGAAGACAATTTGCGCCCTCACTTGTATATCCACTAATTCTAATTGTCTTCTGTAATCTTCTGTGTTTTCTAAATTCTGAATATAAGGAAAGCCCATTTCCACTAAAGCCAAAGCCACCGGTTCAGAATACCATTCTTTAAAAAATAGAAGGGTACTTTCAACAAACTCCATCTTACGTTCAGCAACATTTATCTTTTTCCAGCATTCTAATATGGAATTGCTTTTTTCTGTTTTGATTAAACTACTAAACTCTTGTAAGATTTCGCTCCAATTTTCCTCCCCACCAACCAAATCAAAATTGTCAGTTACACTAACCTCAATATATGTATAGTATTTAAGAGTTTCGCATGTTGGGTGTAATCCACTCTCCTGGAATGTTGTTTGCTTCTGTTCCAACGTAGATAATACCCTCCCAAATTTTGACCCAATCTCCTGTTTCTTTTGCTTTACTTCTTGCTTGGGCTTGGATATTTTCTTTTTCAATTTGCTTTGCTTTTAGTTCAGGAAAGCAACCTTCACAGTTTTCCATTTAGTTGCTTTTGAATGTTTCGGTTAATTGCTGCTTCTAAGTAAACTTTGCTGTAATCTTTCTTATACTCTTCTGACAAACCCCAAATCCGTTCACCATACTTATCTGTAAGCTTTTCATACTTCTGGTCTACACTTATAATGAAAAAAGACCTTTGAAAGAACTTTATGACCATTCCTCTATAGAACTCACCGTAAAGTTTTAAATCGACATTCCATGCACCTGCTTTAGGATTAAGGTTGTACTTCTTTACGGCATAGCTTTTATTCTTGTACTTCCCTATCTTCGTTCCATCACTTGCCAGACCGTGTTGCATTTGTGCCTTCTGGTATTCCAATATCTCTCCTTTAGTTTCTTCTAATGCATCACCTATAGCTAAATTGAAGTTAAGTGTTCTGAACTTCTTTCGCATTGCATTTATTCCAGCCATACAGAAGGTTTTAAGAAGGGCTGCCTTAACCGTCATTGGCAGCCCTTTGTACTTATTCCTAACCTTTCCTTTCGTTCAGTTGTTTGACGGCTTGTAAACGTACCTGCTCTGCAGTTCTTGCATCAGCTTCCTTTTTATCAGAATCACCAATGTCTTTTTTGAACTGGTCATAAGCTTTACCAGCCCACTCTGCATTAGGCGCAATTTTATCGGCAATCAATGCTTTAGTTGCCTCTTCTTTAGTCATAGAAGCAAAATGACGTGCATTGATATTTTTACCGTCAATCTTTGAATTTACGTACTTTTCCATAATTGTAAAGGGTTTTTTACTTGATAACGATAACTGGTTTAAATTCAAAAGGTGTTACACCGGCTGCCTTCATTGCTGCTGCTGTTGGGCCGTTTATTTGAACCCTGTCACCTGTATTAAGTGCAGTCCAAGCAGTAGAATCCAACGTTACTCCTAATGTACCGGCTGCATAAGCAACAGAAGTAACTGTAAATACTGCACCTGTTTCCAGGTTTCTTGCAGTGAATGTAAGACCGTCAATAATTGTACCGTACAATGGCCCAATGTCTGTGCCACCGTCTGATATAAGTAAGAACTCGTGAACGTTTGCTGCACTGCTTGACAATTTCATGTCGATATTAATTAAACCAACGGCTGCCAAAACACCAGTATTAAGGACAACATACCGGCTTGAATCCCTTACTTCATTGATACTTCCCAATGTTGTACGGAAAGCGTATTGGTTTGTAGCTTCTGTAACAATGAATTTACCAGTATCAACATAAGACTGGAGAACAGAATAACCTTTCATATTTACTCCACTTGCACAACCGTACAAAGCAAATTTGTCATCCAAGAAGAAAACATCAAGCTGACTTCCACCCATAAGAGCCATGTTGGTGTGCCTCTTCTCTGTACCGTTGTAACCAAAACGGAAAGCAGGAACAGCATCAGAAACCACAATGGTTGCGGTTGTAAGGTTTCCTATTGGGCCGGTTGTAGGGTCACCAGTATTATCTTCGAAGTTATTCAAATCCCAAACAGGATACACTCTACCACCTCTTGCGGCATGTGTTTTTGTAATTATAGCTGCAATTAAGGCAACTGGTGAAGCAGCATCAGAAGGTGTAAATACAACACCTCTGTCAGCAAACATAACCCCTTTGATCTTACCTTTAGCAAGATCACAAAGAGGAATACCAGTATTGAATGTGCTATCTGGCGAAGCACAGTTTGCTAAATCAAAGATATCTGCCATATAAGCAGCTTTTGCAAAGTCGTTACCAGTCATCTGCAACCTTCTGGAAACAATCTTCGGCAAAAAGTGCTTTTGTGGTAAAAGCTTTTTTCGATTAATATGTGTGTTCATTTTCTTTAAATTATTTGAGTTGAAGGAATACAATTTGCGTTATTAGAAATAGGAATACCGAATATTGAAACAATGCTGCAATCCACTTTATCACCAAATATCTTTTCCGTATCTGCACCCCAATAATACCTATCAGAGAATGTATGTGGTATCTGATCTTTACTTTGCGTTGTAAAAGCTAATGAAAGGTCTATCTGTTTCATCAATGAACGGTAAATTGGCCAAATAATTGGCTTGTAAACTAAAGTTACTCTCTGTGCAGCCTTGTAATTTTGATCTGTCTGCATTATAATAAACAACCTTATGTCTACTGTACCGTAAATAGTTTCTCCAGGTTTAGTCCTAACAACTGTAAACGGCTGTTCCAACCACAATATAGGGAATTTCAAAGAAACGCTGGCAGGGTCTTTAGCCCATTGTGTCAACATCTCATTTAATTCGTCAACATAACCATACTGGTAATTAAGAACAGGTAAAGTAAGTTCTGTTTTAACAGAAGTAGCTATTGTGCCCACTTCATCCACTATTATGTATTCTGGTGCATTCATTAGAAGAACGGAATTATTGACCTTACTAAATTTTTACGTTCATGGTATAAAAGCCTGTCATCTTCAGGGAAACTTACATAAACCGGTTTAACATATTCTGGGTAATCAGCGTTATCTTCTACAAACGAAAGAACCTTATTATTCATCTTTACCATTTCATTCCAAGCTAATTTAACTTTCACTGCTGAACCCACATTACGGTAACCTTCATTCCCACTATAAATGGTTTCACCCTTACCAGTTGTATCCGTTGCTACATGCCTCTGGTAAAACCAATAAATGTAATTAGCAACAGGTGAAATTTTGTTTGTTGTGTCGAATATTCGACTGTTCAAAGTTGTCCATTTAGGGTCAGGTGAACCGGCTGCCATTCCTGTTTTATAAGCTTCATATAGGTCATCTCCCAACAACAGCCTTAAGAAGGTTTCAGAATGTTTTGCAATAAACCATGAAAGGTTATTTGCAACACTGGTCTCTGTAACCTGTGCTATTGTAAGGTTTCCCCTGAAGTAAGTATTGTCAATTGTGGTAATTGGCATATTGTTTCAGTTTACTCTTTCGTTACATAAGCAGCTGCCGAATAACTTGCAGACATTGTTCCCGTACCGGTTATAAGTATTCGGTAATACAAAAACTTTTTAGGCACATCCCAAAATCTTAGCGTTTGTGTTGCATCTGCTAAAGCCTGTGTTGTGTCTATTGTTGCATAACCTTTGGAAACTTGGTTGCTACCTTGCAACACTGCTGTACCCCCCACTGTACCGGAAATTTTTGTAACTAACAAAGTAAATGAAGCTGTTTCCTGAAAGCCTTTAAGCTGAACAGTACAAGCTTCTGGTGTTGTGTTGGCAACCGTGTCCAATGCCAACCCATTTGGGTTAGTCATTGCTACTTGCGCCTGTGCTAACGAACACAACAATAGAATAGGAATGAGAAATAAAATCTTTTTCATTTTTAAAATGTTTTTATTGCGTTTATTACTTTTTGTTTACGACACCGGTTTTTGTGGTAATAGGTCTTGGGCCATCCAAATCTTCCAACTCACCTAATATAGCTTTTTCTAAAACCTTCTCTTCTCCTTTAGCCTTACCTATTACAGCATCAGCGTTAGCTTTAAGCTGTGCATCAGTAAGCTCACCGTCAAAGAGTTTAGCTTTACCTTGTGCCACCAATTTTTCTGCTAAAGCAGGGTGTACCATTGTTACGTGATACGGTTTTGTATGGTGTTTGGAATTAGTGAATAGTACCTGTACCTTAGATTTCGGTCTTACTTTACCGTCTGTTAATTTACTGTCAGGTGTCTGTGTCTTTGCTGTTCTTTCTTGTGCCATGATAATTTTGTGTTTTTAATTGATTATAGAATCAAACCCGAAAACTCTTATGGAGTTTCTAAGGCTGCCTTTACGGTTGCAAATTCGGCTGTTACGATTGAGCCAACATTAGGTGTTGCAAGGAAGTCCTTAAAGAACATCTCCACAATAACTCTTAGTTGGTTGTTATCGAAGTCACTTACAACTGCTGTAACAGGGTTAGAACCAGTTACGGTAATACCATAACCAATACGAACGGTCAAAGCTTCTTCTTCGATTTTAAATAAACCAGCTTCTGCCAATGTAAATGTACCAACGTCTTGGTAGGTAGAGGTTATTAACCGTAAACTTAAGACAATTGTTACACCATTCTCTGTAACCATTGGGAACAAATACCGGCCTTCATCATCCTTGGTTAACCTCATTCTCCATTTATCCTGCGGGTGCAAAATCAACGTATCAGGAATGAAGTTAAGGGTTTCAATTTGGGCGGCAACCGCTCCAATAGCATCATAATCGTTTGCATTATTGATTGTGCCATCCAATACCGTACCAGTATAACCAGCTGCTTCTGCCTGGAAATCTGCAGTTATAAGAGCATTGTAGTCTCTTACCATTTTATCCATAATCAAGTTACGAATAATGGTATAAGCATTCTTACGGAACTTTGCAAATTCTTCGGTTATAATGTACTTACCGGCAATCTTCTTTGCTTCTGCAATGTTACGTACCAAACCAGTTGATACAAGAGGTTTAATTGCACCTTCTGCCACAATAGCAAAAGCACCTTCTTCGCTACCTTCTTCCAGCCATGTTGTATACTGGTCAATGTCGGCTGTAACTGTACGGTCAACAATGTCATAAATGTATTGCCGGCCATAACGTTTTCCAACAAATTCGGCAATGCTGAAAGATTCAATAAGGTCAGCTGGAATTGAATTGGTTGATTCATTGATAGTGTTGTCAGTTGTCATAACGGCAGCTGCACGTACATTCAATTCAACAATTTCCTTAGAGCCTTTTACCTTGAAAATCTTCTCAACATCGGTCATTCTCTTTTCCAAGCTGTCTTTAAAGACATTCAGCTTGCCATCTGCACCGGTTGTTGTCATCCTTTGCTTAAGCTTTTCAATTTCACCGGCAATGTTCTTAACGCTGGTAATTGCTGCGGTTTGGTCTGCACCAAATTTCCTCAACTCTTCCATGTTTAAACCTTTCAATTCATTGGCAACAAGAACGGCAATTGAGGTTTTATCCTTAATACCCCTCTTCTTAAATTCTTTACCCATACGAACGGTAATTTTCTTAAGAAGCATTCTTTCTTCTCTGCTGCCTTCATCGTCTTCATCTTCGTCTTCATCTTCGTCTTCTTCCTCTTCTGTTGGTGCAGCTGCACCGCCACCAACATAATGTGCATGCCTCATAGAGACATTTCGCTTACTGGGAATGAATTCACTATGCCCAGTATTTAAGAATTGCAAATATTTCTTTTTCATTTCTTTTAGAGATTTTTTGTTACAAAATTTAGATTTATCTTTCGGTTTTTCACTCTTTTCATAGGCGGCTTATCTACTTTGAGTTTGATTTCTCTCTTCTCAACCTGAATAAGTGCTTTCTGTTGTGTGAATAACTGTCTTGCCTGTAATCTGTCCTTCCTTGGAAGGATATTTATGAAATTTTCAATTTCATCGTACAACTCTACTTCTGTATTGCCGGTTGACCGCATTGCATAAGTTTCACGGTCAGAACCGGCAGTTACAACACTACCTTCTACAAAATCACATTCAGCTATTACCAAGCTGTCATCTTTATCATCGTATTCGATCTTATCCCATACATAATGGAAGCCAACCGAAAACTGGTTTAACGTTCCACTTCTAATCTGTTCAATTGCACGGTCTGCATTTGGCACGTCATCTAATGGTGCAGTTTCAAAATACAAACCATATTCATCTTCTTCTAGTATATTGAACAAAGCTAATGGGTCACAAAGATCATGTTGCCATAAGAAGGTAATCTTATACTTTGCATTGCTATTAGGCCCACGTTCATTTATAGATTTAGCAAATGCACCTTTAACAAACTTTTCTCCGTAATCGTTACGGTTTCCCCATTTACAAAGATAACCACGAATTATTCTTTTATCAAAATCAGATTTCTTATCTTGTTTGTAACCAACTGCACTAATGTTTATTCTTCTATATTCTATGAAACCAGTGCGGGTTTTAAGTTCGTTTATTCTGTCTTCCATAGACAAAATACTTCTCTTCTTAGTTACATGGTGTGGGCTAACCTTTTCTTTAGTACCGTCAGGAAATTTAACAGTAAATATATCACCAGAAATTGTTGCATCATGAATTGTACCTTCTTTAGGGCGTTTCATTGTTGGTTCTTTAACCGTAACTTTATCACCTTTGCTTACTTTATTACCTTCTCTATCTGAACCAACAGGTTTAGGTTTTGCTTTTTTAACATCATCTGGGTGAAATAATTGTTTATCTCCATCATTTAATTTTACTTCTACAAAACCACCTTCAGATATATGCCCTGTGAAAGTACCAGGAAAATCTTTATGTGGAGTAAGCCCATAAGGCTTGCTACCTATAACTTCATCACCTTTCTTAATCTCACCTCCATCACTAGAAGTAAACCTTCCATTTTCATCTCTTTCTTGATCTTCAGAATACCGTAAATTCATTGAACGTTTCTTATTGTACGGATTATTGTCTTTAACTTTCTTAGCTTTTGGTGTTGTAAAATCTATACCTACTTGGTCATAAGTTTTATGTTGATCATTCCATACACCAACTCCAATAGCAACTGCACCTTTACCAGCTTTATATCCTGAAGTTTTATCAAAAGCTTTATCAAGTGCTTCTTTAGCCGATTTACCTTTTACAACTTCTATGAATGTACCGCCTCCCCAATCTTCCCTACCTTGGAATTTTACTTTGAAATCTTTTACTTCACCTGTTGGGTTTATAGCTTCTTTACTTTTTGGTATTTCAACTTGCAACTTAGCAGGGTGAAACGTTTCTGCACCTTCTATACCACCGCCCTTACCTATTTTACCGGTAATAACTTGGCCTTGTAAATTTACAGATATTACTTGTTTTATTTCACCTTCTGGTGTCTTTACATTAGCACCTTCTGTAAAAGCTTTAGAAACGTCTTCTTGGCTGCCACTCCCTTGCACACTGCTGCTTTCACCAGAAGCAAAACGGCCTCTTTCGTCTCTTTCTTGGTCTTCAGAATAACGTTTGTTCAATACAGCCCTCAATAGTTGTGTTGTAGTTGCCATAATTTAAACTTTTACTGGTTTACCGTTAGTTGGTTTACCGTTAAAAATCGGTTCAGGTTCAATTTCTTTAGCTACTATAAGTTGTGCAGCAAGTTTCTTATCTATACCGAATATAGAAATTAACGCTGCTTCTTTTGCTTCATCACTAAGGGTAGAATTTGCAAGAGTGGAATTTAAAGCCGTTATGCCTTCTGTACCTAATCTAGCAAGTAATGGGTCAGGATTTTTAGGGTCAGTACAATAGAAATCTCCACCTTCTACGGCTTCTACACCTACCATTCCATTCCTTTCATTCTTTGTAATAAACCCTTTCTTATATTGTAAATCGGCTGTTTCCGTGTTAAGCTTTAGCACATCTGCTTCTAATTTCTTATCACCTTGTAAATAGTTTACATGGTCAAAATTTGGATAGACGTACATTCTTTGTTGATCAAAGTACATTCCACTTGTCCAGGAATCAGCAAACATTGTTGCCATCGGTACAATAACGTTGTCATAGAAGGCAGTCATTGAAGCATCAACGTTAGAATAAGTTCCAGCATCTTTAGAAGGAACTAAATGCCGTGGTACACGTAAGGTAGAATAGATAGCAATTGCATCTGCAAGGGTTTCTTCAAAAGGCATTAATTCCTTTATCGTCATACCTATTTGAATAAAGTCAATAGGTTGACCGGTTATGCCAATGTTAGATTTACCACTAAGAACACCGTAAGTTCTTTGATAATCTGCAAGTAATTGGTCAGTTTCTGTTGCATTCAAAGCTACTGTACCAGAATCATCCGTTTTCCTAGATACAATAAAACCCATTGCGCCTCTTTTGATATAAATAACACCTCTTGCTTCGTAGACTGGTATAAGGTTTTTAATTGGCTTATCTGCACCTAATAAAGGGCTGTTGTTACGGTTAAGATCAAAGTTGTGAAGAAGAGAATAGTTTACAATAGGCATTACTTCTCTTGGTTCAAAAACCCTGCCTTTTGTACCTATTATTGCATCTCTTAACTGGTATCTGGTAATAAAATCTTCCACTTCTGTGCAAGTGTAAATGTCAACGTTTTTCTTCTGATCTACGTAAACACCTTGAGAAGGAAGTGTAAACCATGAAAGGATATTTCCGTATCTCTCTTCTAAGGTAGAAGGTAAATTACGCATCCAAAATAACCGTCCGGTTAGAAGGTAGTAACATACAGACATATAAACGTGTTGCTGCATGTTCATGAAAGGGTTTGGAGTAGAAAAGAGACGGTTGAAATTTTCGTCATTGAAATTTACTTCATCATTCCAGGATTTACGCAATTCCCACCTTGCATCAGCTACTCTAGAAGCTATTTCATGTATAGGTGCAAAGATTTCTGGTAAGCAATGGAACAATTCAATGAAATTACTTTGACCATAATAACCGTCTAATAGGTTAGCAATATGTCGTTTTAAATTCGGTTCGTCTGGTGACCATTCCATTTCCGGTTTTCTCTCAATAAATACCTTCTCTGGAATAGTTGCAGGTATATAAGAAGAAAATTCAGCTGCTGAACGGTTTTGTTTGCTTATTTTTAACATCTTACTTTATTGGTTTCCACAAATGTGTAAAATTCTTTTCATAATAAGCTGCTTTCATTTCGAGTAAATCTGGTGCATCATCATGTTTATTCTTCTTTCCAGGCTCTTGTATTCTCAAATAACTAATCAAGTTTCGCATAAACTTAGCGTATTGTGGATATTCAGCCCAATCTTTGCGAAACCTAAAATGGTTTTTAATGAAAGACGAACGGTTCAGTATTCTAGAATGTTTGTTGGTTCGTGGTTTAACTATTCTAAAATCATTCTTGTAAATCTTTTCACCATAAGTAACTTTACTTGTTAACCTCTCTCTTATTCTAGTAGCTGTTTCTTTCCAACCAAATACACCTTCTATAATGGTATCCGATACACGGTAATGGCCTCCCATTATTAATTCTTCTATAGCTACTTCATTGTGATCTGTGCCATCAGTGTTGTAAAGGACATCAACCAAATATATTTTGTCACCTATTAACTTTGTAACTCCACCAGCAAAATCATCTCCACCTTCATCAGCAGGGTCAGCAGCAAATAAAGTAAAATCAGGGTCAGATAAATCCACTGCATTCATGTCAAACTTCTCTAACTCTTCTAGTGGGAACAATAAACCAGCTTTTGGTGCAGGGTTCTGTTGATACTGTCTTCCAAATACAAGTTCGTTACCTGATTGAATAGCTAACAACTCCTCTACAGTATGTTTGTGCGGCCAAAGGGCAATGTACTTTTTCTTTGTACCGTCTTTCAAAACAACCTCTTCACCTTCTTTGTTTTCAATCAAGCAAGGCATTGAAATTATTCTCCATTGGTCAGGTTCATTAGGTCTTAGAAGATAACCTGTCAAATCTTCAGGATGCAACCTTTGCTGTATAAGAATGATAGGTGTATTCCGGCTGTTTACACGGTTACGAATGGTTGAATCAAAACGGCTATTTACTTTAGTACGTTGTAATTCCATGTCTGCATCTTCTGGTTTAATTGGGTCATCTATGACAATTGCACCAGCAAATTTTAGCTTCTGTTCTAACTTAGATAGACCAATTTCTTCCTTCTGTCTGGCAATCATATCAGCGAAATCCATTAATTCAAATTCCTCATCTACTTCACCTGCACCAAACCCCGTAACCTGACCAGCGGCAGCCCTTGCAAGCAATCCACCACCTTGTGTTGTATACCATTTCTTCTTACCCTTGCTATCCCATTTAATGTTTATACCTGGAAACATATTCTGGTAATCTTCTGACTCCAGAAGGTCTTTAATAGATTCACTGTTATCAAGTGCTATGTCATCACCATAACTAAGGTGTATGAATTTAGCAGCAGGGTTTAAAGCTAAGCCATGAGATATAAACATTTTTACTGCCAACTCTGTCTTAGAATAACGTGGTGCAAGGTTTATAATTAACCGTTTAAGCCTTCCTAGAAGCACCTCTTCTAATGCATCAACTATAGTTTGGTGGTGACTGTTCCAAATGAACTTTCTCTTGTATTGAGACCAGAAGAAAAACCTTGTATGAAATTCCAGTGATTCTAAGCACATAGCCCTAGAAACACGTACCGTTTTCGGTTCTTTAAGGTTAATCATTTCTTGGTTTCAGAATAGAAGATACTGCTCAACAGAATTAATAGAAGACAGCAAATGCCAAATATTAAGTTAGCTAAGTTCCTGTCCAATGGTCTCTTCTAGTTGTTTAATAGAATTATGAACTTCCTTGTTGTCCATATTATGTGCGATAATCCTTTGGTCTCCCTTTACAACAATCAATGCTGCAAAATCAGAAATAAGGATTAACCAAATAAGGTAAAGCTTGTCTTTAAGCCTTCTCATACTTGGGTTTCGGCTTTGGTTTGGGTTTGGGTTTAGTCGTTACCATATTGTGTCTTTTAATTGTTTAGCAATTTCAACAACTTCCTCTTTACTGATCGGTAAATCTACATTTAGGTTTTTCGTTGTTTCCGGCATATTGTAACCCAACATCTTGTTCAGCATTTCTATAGCTTTTAACTTATCCCACCTTGTTACCTTCTTAATGCCACCTAATATGTCGTATTCTATACTTGCAACGGCTGCAACTTCATCGTCTGGCCATACAACAATGTCTTCTCCAATAAGGTTCTTAGGGCTAGAATACACAATGTTCATTAGTTCCTGTAATAACCTCTCTCTTGTAACGTCAAAAGCCTTACCACTCTCTAACCGTATCTTGTGTATTCTGTCTCTTACCAGTTGGCTTTGCATCCATTTATTACCTGTGCCTTTTGTTAAGCTTAAATCCTTCTCTACCTTAGAGATATTAAACCGTAACAAGTAAGCTTGACAGAATTGTTCTTGTTGGGCTGTCAAACCATTACTGTCAACCGGTTCTTTTGTTTGCCTTGTTCTATGCTGTTGTTTAGCTGCCATTAAGTTTAAATTCTGTGAAAACCTGTTAACGTCGTAGATTGAACCGTGTAGCGTATAAGTGTAAAGCGTATTAGCGTATAAAGGTAAGCTACATACATTGCTGTATATAGCTTACTGGTAGTTGCTGTCATTAAGTTGACAGGCAAAGTTATACCGTTTCACTGGATTAGCCAAAAAAAAGTGTAAGCCCCTGGAAACCAAGGACTTACACTAATCTGAGAATCAGATTGTTTTAATAGTCTGTTAAAACATCTCCAAGCTTCACTTTAAAGGCTGTATTCGCCCACCTTTCAATTGCTAAATCCATTATTCTGCTAAGGTGTTTAGCCTTCGCTTTAGAGATACAAATAAGGATATCCTGACGTCCTTTACCCTCATCTTCTCTATCGTGGATTAACTGAAGGAAATGGTTGCCGGTTGCATCTGCAACTAAGCCTGTAGAAGTAGTAACTAAAATTTCTTTTGCCATGGTTGATAAGTTTTTTAAAGTGTTTAAGAAGAACGTTTACGGCCATTAGCCACAAAATAAGACCAGCCAATTGTTTCTTTCATCGTAAGAACTGGTTTCTTGTAAGTGTTCCAGATTTCAGCACATTGATTGTACCATTTAATGTACCGGTTTACTCTAGAAGGTGTGATTATTTCACCATGAAGGTAAATGTCACCATTAGGTTGAGGGTACTGGTTGTTAATCTGATCGAAGAGGTCAGCAATAACAGCTGCCATTTCATACAAGTCTTTAGTATTCTGCCTTTTTTGAGAAGGTGTCAGAAGAGAATTAGAAGGTGTCATAATTGATAAGTTTTGCCGGCAAAACCGGTTCCATTTACGGTAACCGGCTGCCAACGTAGAGAAGAGAAATCACTGTAAGAAGGTAATAGTTTCTTCACCATTATCATGTTCAACAATGTTACAGTTGAACACCTTCTTAAAAGTATGGGCTGCAAAAGCATCTATGTAGATAAGACTTGAACCAATGCACAAATACCAAGCAAATTCAAATTCGTTCTTATCATTCGTGAAACGAAGTCTATGCATTGCGGTCGGAGTTGAAATGTTAGAAGACATACAGAAGAGGTTTTAAAGTTGGTCACCAAAACCGGTGATAGAGCAAAGTTAAAGCGAATATTTGAAAACACCAACCGGTTCATACATCTCATTTGAATTGATTTTCAATAGATCGGCTTACCTAATTTATATTGCATCCAAGGCTTGTAACTGATAGATTTCTAGTTGCTGGTACACTCTACAGACATATGGAACATATGATTATGGAGTGTACTAGTTTCAAACTTGCATTGTTCTTAGCCTCAACACTGGTCAACTTTTTTCCTTGAAGCGTATATCAAAAGGTCTCCTGATCTTGCCAACTTGAAGTTTTCGATATCGCTCTCTTCTATAGGGCCTTGTAAGGGTTTGAACCTCATTAGTTTAGATACACATCAGAAACCATACCTTTATATTTACTGCTTGTGAACTTTTCAAAGAATAACACACAATACAATTCCTCTTCTGTAGCGTAAACCCAATAATATAAAGTTATAGGTTTGTACCCTTTATTCCACCAGCATTGAAATCTTACAGGCTGGAAATATCTATATAAAGCTTTCATAATATTGTATTCTTGCTTTAACGAAATCCATACAACCTTGCTGACCTCTGTCCTTAGAATGTAGACTAGACAAGGCTTTCATGTCAACTGTTGCTTTGCATAGAAGGTGGTGAACGATAACAGAAGAGAAACGTGAACCAAGCCTTACTAGCCTAGCGTTTGCCTGTTGATACAATTCAAGAGACCAAGGAACACCAAACCAAATAATTATGTTGCCGCCTCCCTGGAGATTTAACCCATGGCCTATACTCTTAGGGTGTGCAACCGCTAAGGGTATTTTGCCTTCATTCCAAAGCTTTCTCTCTTCTGTTGTTCTAAGCTTAGGAAGCGAAGTTTTAAACTTACGGCTTATTCGTTCGTAATCATGCTGAAACTGGTACATAACTAACACAGGAGAAGTTGCCACATCTAGAATGTCACTCAATGCTTGAAGCTTAGAATCATGAATAGTGTGCCACCTTCTCTCATCGTCATAGATAGCACCATTAGAGAATTGTAAAAGCTTTCCTGTAAGAACTAAAGAGTTTGCCGCTGTAATCTCTACATCTGAATCCATAATCTCATGTACCAATTCCTCTTCGAAACGTTGATATTTTAACATAACATCTTCTGGTAAGCTGATCTTTATAACACGTTCAATCTTCTCTGGTAAGGTAACATAATCGGCTGCCTTCATTGACATACAAATGTCGCTAATCTTCCTGTAAACTATCTTCTCATAATGGTTAGCCTTACCAACAGAAGAGTTTTCATTCACCTTCACATCGTACCTAGTATAGGAATGTGTTGGAAAAGCATTAAAATACTTCTGCCTATACTTGGTAATCGTATCTCCTAAACGCTGACCACGATCAAGAATATAAATTTGAGACCATAAGTCCATAAGGGAGTTTGGTCTTGGTGTACCTGTAAGAATAGAGATACGTTTAAACTTTGGCAATGTCATCCGTAAAGCCTTGAACCTCTTAGAAGACTGGTCTTTGAATTTACTCGATTCATCTACCACAAGGTAATCAAATTTCCATTGTCTCTTACCTAAGGTTTGAACAAGCCAAGGAACATTCTCACAATTGATCGTATATACATCTGCATCAACAGCTAAAGCCTTTAACCTTTCCTTCTCTGTGCCTAATACCTTGCTAATACGTAAATGGTTCAAGTGTTTCCACTTCTGTATTTCATCTTCCCATGTATCCTTTGCAACCGCTAAAGGCGCAATAACTAACACCTTCTGTATATCTTCCATTAGAAGGACATTAGCTATAACTGACAACGTTACAACAGTCTTACCTAAACCCATGTCCAGGAATGCACCTGCTTTAAGGTTGTCAAGTAAATGTTGCTCTGCAAAGGTTTGAAAGGGGTAAGGGGTGTACTTCATCCTTTTCTAAATATAGTATAACTGGTAATTTTGTTTCCTATCACCCACCTTCTGACCTCTAATGTAGAATCCGCACAAATCTTTAGTATTCTCTCATCATTAGAGAACTGTAAGGTATCACTATTACAGAAGTCATTGTTGTGCTTTCCCCATGGCCATAATGAATCAGTTTTAACATAGATTGTGTCATAAGTGTACTTGTCTGAAAGGAAATAAACCCTTTGGCAGGTTGGTTTAATTGGCTCTTCCTTGTTACAGGCTGCCAACCAAATGAAGGTTGCGAAGATGAATAGATGTTTCATTTTAATTGATTTTAAAGGTTCTAGGTGACCAACATTAGCCACTCCAGAAAGCAAAGGTAATCTTTTTCTGTCAATATAGACCAGTGAATATGACCTCTCTTCTGTAGCCTATTACGCCATATAAGTTGCTTAGGTGACAGAATAGCACCTGTTGACTTTAACTCTACGTAACAATGAATGCCTTTAGGCAATATTACTTCCCTGTCTGGTAAACCTGTTTCAAGGAATGGTAAGAGTTTAATACATAAACCGCCTCTCTTCTTAATCTCCCTAGTGAGTTTCCTTTCTATTAGTTTTTCGTTCATGGTGAATCGTTGTACTTTAATTACGTTGGTGAACGGTTTTCGCAAGCCATTGATTATCAAGGGGGACACAAAGGCCCAGAACCTTTATATGTTATGTCTCTAGTAATTTCATATTTTTTTGTCTTTAGTCTCTATTATTTACTGTTTTTTAATTAGAACAATGAAAGTATAAAGGTATTATGGTATTTCTCAACCCCTTACGCAACCCCATTGAATTGGTCACAAGCTTCCCCTATTTAGGCCCTTAATTGTCCAGTTCCCTTATTTGCTTAACTAATTCATCTATTTCGGCCGATAACACCCTTCTTGCAGAATCTTCGTATATACCGTTCAATAGTGCATTCATTTTAACCTGTGCTATTCTATACATACTTTCAAGAATAGATCGGTGAATTTCGTTTGCTTCTGCTGTTGTCATAGATTAAAATTTTAGGTGATCGTTGTCTAAACTGCACTTGGCACAGGTTAAAATGATTGTATAGATTAGAATGATTAGAAATATCATCCATCCGTTGCTTATGACAGGTTTCATTTTTTGTTGTATAATTGTTTATAGTATCTACGTTGTTCACCTTGCCCCTTGTATTCTGGTAACTGGAATACGTGCAAGTATATTACCAACATTAGTATCAAAATTGGTATTACGTACTTCATTTGTTAATTTATTAAAAATGTTAATCGTTTGTCCAATGAGTGCTGTTAGACTTTGTCTTATTAGGTATTCTCTGAAATACCCTTTGCCGGCCATAATAGGGTATCTTCCATTTTTTGTCTTTATTTTCCCAATTGGGTATCTGTCTTAAAAGTTGAAACATTTCTCTCCCTATTCTAGTGTTGTAATCTTTATAAGTGCCTCTAAAGAGTTCACAGTACAACTCTATAGCTGAAACCATTGTCCGTTGCATCTTACCAGTCTGCACCAGTTCGTCACCTTCTAGGTAGGCTCTCTTTTCATAAATACCAATTTCGTACCAGTTGTCAGGCAACCGTATTTCAAGAAACTCTTCAACCATTCCTATCCTGTCATCATTCTCCATGTGTTTAGCTTGTACCTTACTAGCCTCAAATTGTGTTTTCAAAGGAAGGTGAATAGCTTCTCCCATTAGATACCAAGTGTAGACTTCGGCCCAAACTTGTTTAACCTCTTCTAAAGTAAATCCTGCAAACACGTCTTCAGTTGCCTGACTTAAATCACACACTAACGGCCAAAACCGTCTATTACCGGTTACGTCCTTTAAGAAATACATTGCATTTGTTGTACCAAAGAAAACACATTGTCGTAAAAACTCTTGTACTGTTCTGCCGTAACTTGGCCGGTAATCGTCTTTAGTTTTACTCAAGAAGTGTTTAATAGCTTCCACTTCTGCATTCCTTATAGAGTTCAATTCACCAAATTCAATAATCCATGCACCTTGTAATTGCTCAAATGATTCTTTGGTGTTAATGTTTGTAAGTGATTCGTTGTACCATTTATGGCCAAGTTTGCGTATTATGGTGCTTTTACCAATACCCTGTTCCCCTATAAGCACAATCATATTATCAAATTTACAACCTGGTTCATGTATTCTGTAAACACAGGCTAGAAGTGCTTTTCGTGTTACCATTCTGGTATAAGCTGTATCGTTTGCACCTAGATAGGTCATAAATAATTCTTCGGCCCTTTCTTGGCCATCCCATTTGATACTAGCTATCCAGTCTCTAATAGGGTGGAAAAGGTGTTTCTTAGCAACGATTGCAATTGCATCGTCAATCTTGGTTATAGAAGACAGCTTGTAGATCAATTCAAGGTAGTGCCTTATAGCTGCAAAATCTTCATCTGCTATTTGTGTATAAATGCCTTCCTTTCCTCTCCATGGCAATTTGCCGTCAATGACAATAGACTTTTTCATATCGTCATACTTGAACTTACCTTTAAATGTTGGGTCATTGTCTAACACCAGAACAGAATTGTTTATAGTGTTAAGGTAATTTCCTTTTGAGTCTATCTCCATTTTCTTTAACCAACTGTCAACCGGTTCACTTTCCTTCTGACTTTCTTCGAAATTACCAAACAATTCTTGTGCTTCAGTTAACTTTTCCCTTCCAACGGTTATTCTAACATCTGCATCAGTTGCAACTAATTCGTACATTGCCGTTGTTGAAGGCTTCTTGATTCTAGTGCCTTCTACCATGTCATCAAGCGAACCGAATTTATGCAACCTAACTAAATCCCAGGAATTACATAAGACACCGCTTACAGGGTCAGTTGAGTGGTGTGAATAAGCAAACGTGTCTTCATAAATGACCAGTCCGTTTGAAGTACTTCCATTCCGGTAAGTGTAACGGTTTTCAATTGTACCTTTCTCATAAATGTCTGGTAAGTACCTGTCAATAACCTCTGGTATTGTGTACGTTCTACAGAAGCTTCCTATCATTCCTGTTTTCTCAAGAGGGTCTTGCTGTTTCACCTTTAAGGTATCAACCTTGGCCTTCTCTGAAGATGACACGGGCCATTCTGTAACGTTAGACCAATCGTTATACTCTGCTAACACCTTACTTGGTATTACCCATTGTCCATTGTTGTAGTGGAAGTAATACTCACCATTCTTGCTTGTACTTGGCCAGTACATAAGCCGTGTTGGCTGAAAGGTTGTAGGGTCAAAAACGTCAATGTCGTACCAGCTTGCAACCATTCTGGCAATAGCTTCGTATTCGTCAATATCTACAGGCTCTTTTAAAGGTAATATTAGCCTTAACCTAGCACTTTCAACGCTGTGCTTATGGGTACTGTAAATGCAACAGGCAATGTTCCTGTGTTTGTTTGTCTTTAATATTTCTTCAATATCAGGGTTATTATCTGCATCTAAGGTAATAAGTTGCCGGTGAATAATTGAACCATTCTTACGTCTTCCACCGCTCATTAGGCCGCCAACGAAGCCACCAATGTCTTTAATTGTCGATTGTCTATCTGGTGTTGATTTAATATATTCTTTGTAGCTTTCGGTTGTTCTATGTGTTGTTTCAAGTCTCTTAACTAAGGCAGCCCACCTCATTTCCTTGTGTTGCCACCGTTTTTCAAATCTGTTCCGGCCAATCATTATATCTATTAGGCCGTCATTGGATATAAGCATTGTTAAGTTTATTTGCTCGAACCCTTTCTAGAAGAGGTTTGATGATACTGAATAGATGTTTCTAATAAATTCGTCGTTTTTACCGTAAATATCCCATCGATAGAAGCCATTGACACCAGTTGCACCGTATTTCTTAAGAACAGCTTGCAAGGTTTCTTCTGTAATATCAACCGTTCGTACCTTCTCCCAAGTATCCTGTTGATAGTTTTTTCTGAACAGAATAGCAAGGTATTCAGGGTCTTTAACCGTTATCGCTATTCTGGTTATTTCCTTCAAGTATTCAGGCTTCAGGTTTATTACACCCTTTGTTACGTGTAAAAGGTATTTACGTATTTCTTCTTGTGCTTTAGTCATTCTTTAGGTTTTAAGATTTATACAACCATCACATATGCTGTCTCTGAAATGTGTTAAAGAACCACAATTTACACATTTATAGTATTTAGGTGGGTCAATTACAAATGTTGAAATCTTCCTTTGTATGTACCAAATTGCCTTCTGTAAATCCTCAATGGTTTTACTAGGGTCTTTTTTACCAGCCCTTACACAATACTTGACTGCATTGCCTAAATGGAAGTCAAGCTTCTTGTCTTCTATGAAGTCAATGGTGTTTATTTTACCATCTTCATAATGTTTGACGTTGTTTACATTGTCGCTCATAGTTTTGCTGTTTTAAGGTAAAAGTTTACTGCTTCTAACCAACGTTGTTTAGCTTCTTTAGGTTTCCAGCCTTCCCATTTATTAGCTTTAATAAGATTTTCATAATCCCACATTATTTCCTTATCATCAGCTTCATTGATTTGTTCAGTTATTGGTAGAATACCGTATTTATCGAATATAACTTGCCGGAAATTAAGGATAGCTTCGATAACCTTAGAAGGTAACATTGCTTTGACTGGTCTTGTAATGTCTCCCCAATAAGCTTCTTCTGCATCATGGAATAAAGCTGCTAACTGTTCACCTAAGGAAACATGTCTGGCAACAGCTACACTATGTTCAGCAACACTATAGAAGGATTTTGTCGCACCATTCCACCTGCAAATGTTAGATAGACCGTGTGCAATGTCTTCTAATAGGATAAGAGTAGGGTCAGGTTTAAAAAGGTCAATAACGTTACCGGAATAAGTTACGACACTGTTTTTAGGTGTAACTAACCTTGTTGAATCTTTTATCATAGTTTTGTTTTTAAATTGTTACAGGATATCCTATTTTTATTGACTTCTGATTGAATGTGTACCGCACTGCTTCTTCCAGGTTTATACCTAACCGGTAAGCTAGAATAGAAAGGTAAATGAGTAAACCACCCATTTCTTCTGCAATTTTTTCGTCAGTTATCTCTTCTGCTGTAATGCTGTTTCCACCGTCTAAACCACCAGAATTGACACGTTCAACTTTAGCTAGAAGGTTGCACAATTCACCTGCTTCACCCATCATAGCCATACCCCAGTAACTAATAGGTATATCGCTGCCCATTTTGTAAGCTATTCTTGTACGTAAGTCGCAAGCTAGCTGTAAATCTGGTAAGGCTAAATGGTTTACTGGTTTACCAATAGAGGTTTCTTTCAAATACGATTTGTCTGTTCTGTGTTCCATAAAATTTATTTTTTGTAGTATTTAGAGATTGTTGATTCCGCTCCAATGGGTAAATCATATGCCCATTTAGGCCTTTCAGCCATAATTTTATTTACCAGTAACGTTTCACTTGCTACTTTGCCGTCTGGTACTTCTAGAACTACTTCATCATGCACATGTAAAACCACTTCTTTCTTTACCATTCTAACTAATGCACCTGCAAGAAGGTCTCTAGCTGTTCCTTGAACTATATTCTCTGTAAGCTTCCCGCCATAAGTAGATAATCGTGTAACAAGTTGACGGGTTTGTTCCATTCCAACGTAAGTAAGGGTATCTTTGTACGTGTCCAGTTTAGCAACGTAC